TCAATTTCACCCACTGGCCCAAGTCGACCCGGTAGAACCATTCCTGGAACATTCCGTTCGTGTTGAGCACCTTCGTTGCGGCGCCTTCGATAGTCCGGCCGTTGGCATCCAAGGTCACAGGGAAAGAGGCAAGCCGGCCGTATTGGTCGGCGACACCCATTCGAGCGCCGTTTTGCGGCTGTGACGTCAAATAGACCGTGAGCGGGGCGGTATTGTTAATAATCAGCCGGCGGTTGATGTTCGGCCGAGCGATACAATCCGGCGAACGGGGATCGACGTAATAGGAATCGCCGATCCCGAAAGTGCCCAACGGCCAATCGGTTAGTTGTTCCCCAACCTCACTGCCGTAAATCGACTGAATATTTTGATTATAGAGCCGAAGCGCTTCCGTTTGCTGATTAGCATTCGGGGTAGCCCCGAGCGGAATAATATTCCCTTCTCGGAAGGCGTCCGTAATGATGGATGAAATCAGCGTCACAGAAGCGCTCCATAGGCAATCGATCGATTAAAGGTCGAGCGGTTTGTCAATTTTGGCCGGACGTCCGCGCTTGGGTGCATCCTCTTGCTTAATCGGCTTGCTTTTCGTTTCGTGCTTCGACGGATGATCGTGCCAGCCGGCCGGAACGTCCGCTTCACTCTCGAAAATGTCCGCTTCCCCGTTCGGACCATACCGCCATGAAGGCCAAGGATGATGTTTCATTTTGCGTTCTCCTGCTTGTTGAACCTTACGCGAACAACGTCCCCGCTGCACCGCCGCCCAAGCTCACAACCCCGCCCGCGGAAGTGCGGAAACCAAGGGGGATCTTAACGTAGATGCCCGCCGATACCGGTACGGCATTTATCAGCACCGTGCCATCCGCATCGGTAGCGGTAAGCGTTCCTGAAACCGTGGGGAGAAAGCCCGCAATCCCGACGCCACAGCTTTGCGAGCCATTCGCCGCAATCGGCTTGCCGTTATAGTGTTCCTGGATCTGCAAGGCATTTCTCCTACCCGCGAAGAAATTTTTCTCCTGTGAAAAGGCCCCACTCCCGAGCGGGATCGGAAGCGGGGCCTATCAACCTTCACTCGGAGAACAGAGCGAAGCGCAGCCCTTAGCTGCCGTTGATACGGACAATCCGTTTACGATTGCGGATATTCGCATTCAACGCGACGTCGAACCGGACGCCGTGCGCTCCCGTGTAGAAATCGCTGTGCTGCCACATGCGGACAGTCAGCGGGATCTTGGTGAGCTTGCGGCGCATCGAAGTATCCGACGCCGGCAGGATGAGCGGAACCGTGTTGACGGTGATTGCCTGCTTCTCGATGAGAATACGGGGCGAAAGCACCGAAGACGCGGCACCAAGGAACGTCAGGATTGCGCCATCGGCCGGGGCCGCTGTCACCGTCGCGTGGGCGGTGTTGATATTGACGTCATCGCCAGCGCCCGAGCCCGGAACAATCATCGCCGGGAAGATTACCAGCGTGACGGCGCCCGCGCCATCGGCAACGGCATCCTGAACAACCGTAAACTGCTGCAAGCGAGCCGGGGAAACCGGAGCCTGCTTGCGGTTGTCGTAGGCATAAACGGCGGGGTACGTGAAGACTTCGCCGGCCTTGATCGTGGCGCCTGCACCAGCCGTTTTCACGATAAGGTTTTGCGTCATCCGCAAGCCGTTGACGGTGCCTGCCTTAGCAACTGCCGAGTAATTGACGTTCTGATTAGCGCCATTGACCGCGGAAGCTGCCGTTGCAGCGCGGGTGCCTACCGTGAGAACCGGAAGCTGATTGGTGAACAGCGTCTTGATGCCCGAAAGTTCGCCGCTGAAACCCTTACGGTACGTGCTGGTCGACATTGCATCGGGTGCCGGCAATTTAACAATCTGATCGCCAAGCTTCATTTCATCGGTGTGATTGAAGACATAGGACAGATTAACATCGCTGCCGCCATTTTCCTTCAGGCGGGCATAGCCGGTCGCTGCGTCGAGCCACTGATTGACACCGGTAATGCCGTCTGCGCCAACCCAATCCGAAGACGCGAGCGCCGCAATCTGGAGAATGTAAGCGTCGATCTTTTCGGCCATTGACGTTGCCGCGCCCAAAAGCGCCTGGCTCTGTCGGGCATCGCCAAGCGACTTGATCTTGACGAAATCGCCCCAGCCCATGTTGGCATTGAACGTGCCAGTGACCGCGAAAAGCTCGGATCCGAACACAGTACCATCGGTGCCGGCGGAAAGATCCTTCACGCCATTTTCCGTGCGCGTCACGTTGTAGCGTGGCGTGACCTGTTCAAGCACCTGGAGCCCGTTACGGTCGTCCATTTCGCCATCGTACTCGTTCCAAGTAGCGATATCAGCCGCCACAAGGTTATTCTGAAGCACCATTGCGAAGCTATTAAGAACAAGTTTCTGTTGTTCGGTAGTTACGGCACCCATCGGGATAGTCCCTTCCTCAAAAAGCGGACCGGACTATCCCGATACCGCGAAAACTAACGACTTCCTTTTGCATCCCTCTCCCAAGCTTTCTCGAAATCATCGAGATTGTCGGTAGCGGGGGAAATGTGAGTGCGAGAGTTTGCCCCCCTCGCGGTATTCCTGGGCGGTTCGCCGGCCTGGGGCTTCGTTCGACCCCTTTTGCCGTTGGAAAGCTCGGCATCCTTTTCCTGCACGTACTTAAGCTGTTGATACGGAGAAAGTTTTGCCACGCGGCTAGCTTCCTTCGGATCTTGCGACAGGTTGTAAAGGATTTGAGCGCCGTTATCAGCTTCGTGCGCAGCCTCGAAAGTCGGTTGGGCTAGATCCCAATCCCCCCGCATCCCGCTTTCGACAACCGATTCCTGGAAATCGTCGAAAAGCTCGGATCCCTTTGCAGAAAGACCTTCGACTTTTGTGAGAATGTCGGACTGCTGCCGGCTAATATCGGCATTCCGCTCAAGTTCCTGCTGACGGTGCAGGACCGCATCCGCTTGTTTGGTTGCCTTTTGATCGGCAAGCCATTCAAGCTTATCCTCGATATAACGGTCGTCGAGGTGCCCGAGTGGGTACTTTGCGGTGTCGGTTGGATCCGGCGCCGCTTTCGCCGCAGTTTTGGTATCACCGGTATTTCCGCCCTGCAAGCCCTTTTCGAGATTTTCTAGTCGACGGGCTAAATCTCCTTCGAGGCGTTGCCGAAGTTCCCGCGCTTCGCGCTGTGCGGCGGCACGTTCCCGCTTCAGGCGGTCAATCTGGCTTTCCCGATTTGCTCTTTTCGGTTTTTCGTCGTCTTCCTCGTTTTCGTCGTCTTCCTCATTGACGCCGTTATCGTCGTCCTCATCGGCGGCAGGAGCCTTCGGAGCTTCCTTAGCAGGAGCGGTTTTCGGCGCTTTTCCGCTGCCGCCGCCCTTTTTGTCATCGTCGACCGGCGCACCGCCCGTATCGGCACCCGCGGGTTTTCCAACCTCAACTTCGCCCGCATTGGCGAACGCTTCGAATTCCGACGTATCCTGATTAGTCTCGATATCCATTTTAACTACTCCCGCTCTTGCTTAAAGGTCGAATCCTGCCCCAACACTTTCCGCTTCCTGTCCGGCCGGATCTTTTTCCTGATTTGCTTCGCCCTGCCGAAAACGCTGCAAGTCGCGCAAATCCTGGTCCGTTGTCGCCAAGTCGCCGAATGTCCCGAGTGCCTTGTTGGTCGCGTCGTGCGCCGAATTTGCAACGTCCAATGCGTGCTGCCGGTCGCCGTCGATGACTCCGTTGTGCTGGTCGATCAAATCCATCGCCTGCCGCAACTGCTTGTCCTGGCTGGTTCCATCGCGTTCGATATTCTTGCCTTGGACGTCCGCGGCGCGGCTGTGTGCGTCGAGAATGGCCTTGTACGCCTGTGCCGTCGCCAAATGCGCCCGGGCCTCGTCATTCGAAGCTTTTGCCTGCTTGCTCGAAATTTCCGCCGTTGCGTGGGCTTGGGCAAGCTGATCCTGCAATTGCTGCTTCTCTTGGTTCGCCTGCTGCATCTGCACCATTTGCGGGGTCATTTCGTCCGGCGGCAACACACCCGGCGGCAACATCAACTTGAAGCGTTCGGCGAACTGTTGCGACTTCGGCCAATCCTGCGCTTCGGCAACAAGATCCATGACCACGGAAGCCGCCTGCGGCATCGCGTTTACAAAGGCCATCATCTGCTCTTGTGCGAGCGCCCGCTTGGTTTCGCTGGCCGGGCCAACGTCGACCGTGAGCCCGTACCGGCCTGCCGTAATATCCGAATTCGGGTCGGACGGATCATTGATCGTCATGACCGTAGTTTTGTCGTCTTGGCCGATGACCGTAATTGTTCGCTTGGTATCGTAAAGATACGGGATCAATTCATTGATGTTTTTCGCGCAACGCCGGTCGGCCATCGCTCTTCGGTCGACGAAAATATAACTGCCGACGTCGGAAACTTGCTGACGCTGCTGAATTGCGACCTTGGAAACCTCATTGCTCGGCATTCCAAGCGAGGCTTCATGGATATTCGAAATATCCTTCATATCCTGGGTCGAAATCGACGCTTCGTTCACCAGCGCGGCATCGATCCCCGGCGGCGGGATATGTTGCGGCGGCGTTTCCCCGTCATTGAAGTAAAGGAACGGGTCGTCACTGACGGGCGCACGGCGCCATTTAACTTCATGGCCTTTGACCGCATCCGGGGTTGTCAGCCACTTGTTTCGGGGCGCCGCGACAAGCTGTTCGGCTACCGTCGAGCGCCAATAGTTGTGAAGGCGTTGCGGATCCTTCAGGAAGCGGATTAGGCCCCACCGATGGACTTTTTCACCGTCGTTAAGCTCCCAACCCGGCACGCGGTAAATCGGGATTGACGAAATCGGATATTCGTGCGGGCCTTCGAGAATTGCATTGCCCGAGCAAACGTAAAGCTGCGCAAGCCGATTGGGGACTTCCCGGATGAAGGGCGAGCCGTCCGAGCGCGTTTCGATGAATTGCTGGTACTCATACGGCTCTTTGTCCGTAATGTCGTGAACCGTGCCGTCCTGGTAAAGCGCTAGGGTTTTCGTCCCCTTCGTCACCATGCGCCAATAAGAAACAATCCGGATCGTATCTTCCTGCGCCCAAAAACCGGAACGATTCCAGTTCTTGTCACCGAAAAAGCTGTTTTGCGCCGCCCAAGGCCAGCGGTGTTTATATTCTTGCTGCGGGATATCATCGCCAACAAAACCCCATTGAGCGTCTTCACCGCTCGGCTCGATCCCCAAGGGGTCCATGACCACCGAATAAGGGTCGACAACCGCCTGGATTTTGATTTCTTGCTCGAAAACGTCATCGCCCGCGTAAACCATCGCGAGTGTGAAATATCCTTCGCCGCAAACGACTTGGTACTTGCCCGCCTCGTCCCGTGCAAAGTCGGCGTTGGAATTTTTGAAAATATTACGAATGAGCCCTTCACGGATATCCGCAATGGTTTTTGTACCCATTTTGTCCGGAAATACTCGGATTTCCGTTTCGTTCATCAAACGATTGCCGACTAGCTGCGCCATGAAGGCGGTAAGCCGGTTGAATGTCAGAACCGGCTTTTTCTGCATCTTCCGACGCGCTTCAACTATCGGATCCCATTGATTACCAACGGTAAACTTCGCGTCTTCCTTGCCGGCAATTATGTTATGTTCGTTGAAACTGAAGCCCCATTCGTACTTTGTACGCATATCGGCTAGAAAACTGGCCTCATCCTCGAAACCGGTTGGAACGCGAATAGCCGATTGCGGGCTCGCGGTATCCTGTCGGTTGATATCGTCACGAATACCGGCCATTGCCCAATCCCCCTAGCCCATCCATGCCGTATCACCCGCGTAATCCCATCGGTCGGGATCCCCGGTCCGGTCAATTACCTTCCATTCGCCGATTTGTTGTTCCTGGTCAACGCCAGCGCCGAAACCTTTAGGTTTATCCGGGGTCGACCAACTATCGAACCATTCTTTCGTGGCGAAGGTCAAAGCACAGGCATCCGACAAGTCGGAAGAGCGAATTCCCCGTGCCTTCATTTCAGTTTTGCTCTCTAGGAGCCAATCGTTATTCGCGCGCCATTTCTGCATTGGGCCGCTCATATCTGACGCTAGATCGTCATCGTCGGGAATCGAACCGCCCTGAGTGAGCCATTCCTTCAAATCCCCATACATTTCCGCGCGGCGGTTCCACGGGCCAGCGCGCTTGGGGTTTGCCTGCTTCGAACGTGAAGTTCCGCCGAAATCGATCCCCTTCACAACATCGGCATAGTGCTTGTTCAGGTTCCGGAGCGCAGAAACGATATTCTGGCCCATCGATCCCCGGTCGACGCACATACGGTTAGGTTCATGGCTATCGATTATCTGTGACAGCCACGCCACCGCTTCATCGTGCTCCAGCTTCATGCGATGGATGACGTTCAGGATCTTGTCGCCCCGGCGGAAAGCTACCGCAAAACGGTCCCCGCCCGCGCCCGCTGGATCCACGCCGATTATCAGCGGC